ATAAACGAGAAATTAGGCCACTGATCTGTGGGCCATGTGTCTTCAGTGTATTTCATTGGCTATTATATATATGTGGAGTGATGCCGGGACGATATTTCGACACCACCCCACCCGGAGGAAAAAGAGGCAATACTCTCTCTCTTAAAACTACCCAATTCCTTGACAAATATCACGATTTACATAAAATTACTTATGTGTCATGTAAAATATATTATGTAAATATGCTATAAAAAAAACGCATACACGCCCTACTTTTCATTGATTTGGTTTTGATTAAATAGTATTATATAACTCAGAAGTGCTGCTCAATAATGCACTACTTAACAAGAAGCAGTTAATCTGGTTTGTATTCGAGGAACGCGCCAGGTTGGCAATCCAATACGCTGCACAAACGGTTGATGGTTGCTAAATTGGCCGCAACATGACCTTTGATATTTTTATTTAATTGCTGTGGGGTAAGTCCCGCACGACGGGCCAACTCAGCTTGTGATTTTATACCAGCGCGAGCAGAAAGAGCATGAAGTGAAGTTATATTTATCATAATCATAAATATACACGAATAATCATTTTTGGCAATAAATGGTTTGACACCATAGTGTTTTATGATTATATTTTGGTATAGTTAAGCAGTAAAAATAGAACGGGCCAGGTCGCACATTCTTTGGCGAGAAATCGACCTGACCCATCACAATCACCCGGAGGTGTTTGTATGCCAAGAATTTCGCATAAAAAGTGTACAAAATCAAGTAATATTGACTTGGTTTTATATGCTATCACCCTATTCGCCGTTTGCTATTTCACCATTCGGGCATTTATCCCGTTTGCACTGGAGATGGCAAAATGACGAAACCCTGCCCCCACTGCACCAATAATCTCTACATCTGGCCTCGATCTGCCGATTGGATCTGCCAAGACGGTGCGCGCTGCGGCCACACCGAACGTTCCACTGCAGACGAATTGGTCGAGTATATCGCGTTTGTGACCAAGCGCATCGACAACGCCAGGTCTGCCAAAGAACCATGCACCACGCGCATTGAATCACTCACGCGCACACTGAACACCGCAATCAACAAGCACATAGAAATTCAACGCACCACTGTAGCAGCGTAGTGCGCGCAGTAAATGCGTAGCTGGTCGGTAAGCAATAGCAGACGGCAGCGGTTACGCATGATGGGCGGTTACTGTGGGGTTTGACCCAGCCGCAACCCAGCCGAAACAAGCGCGAGGGGTGGTCAACGGTTCGATGCCAGAATCGTAAAGCAGCGCGCAATGTCAGTGAACGGCATCTGTATAACTGACCAACATACGAACGACTCAACGTGACGAGCAATATCACAGCGATGGACAGCGTATTGGACAAACGGCTACTCCAGCAATCTAACTACGGATTGGTGGGGGTAGTATCGCCGTATGCAACAAAACGAGACGATCTAACGATCTGAGCAATATAAAAAGCACTACAAACCCGGAGAGATAGGACGATGCCGATAAAGATCCACGGACGAGAATACGCAACGGTAGCAGAACGGATCACTGCCCTGCACGCTGCAACGAATGGGCAGTACACGATAGTAACAGAGATAGTCAGATGGGAAGATGGAGTAGTCGTAATACGCGCAACGTTGACGATACCTGAATGCGGTAGCTACACCGGCCACAGCTACGAAAAGGAAGGATCAACGCAAATCAACAAAACTTCTGCACTGGAAAACTGCGAGACATCAGCGATAGGTCGCGCATTAGCTGCAGCTGGATATGGCGGTTCAGAATACGCATCAGCTAACGAGGTTTCCAACGCGATCCACCAACAGCAAAACGGCAAAAGTAACGGCCACCATAAACCGCCGGCAGACCCTAAAGCTGAGTTTGAGCGCATGGTGAAGGAATTAGGCGTTGATGACAAAACAATGAGAGAATGTTTGGATTATCACCAATGCGCTGATTTAGTCAGCGTGCCGGAATCTAAGCGGCGTGAGTTTTACAAGGATTTGGCCCTAACCACACAAACTGACGAGGTAAACGCATGAGCGGTGTAAACAAGGTCATTCTGGTAGGCAACTTGGGGAACGACCCCGAAATCAAGCAGACCGGCAACGGCACTTCCCTTGCCAACTTTTCTGTAGCTACCAGTGAAAGCTGGACAAAGGACGGCGAACGCCAAGAGCGCACGGAATGGCATCGTGTGACCTGTTGGGGCAAACTGGCAGACATCGTTGGGCAGTATGTAACGAAAGGCAGCAAGGTCTACATCGAGGGCAAGCTGCAGACCCGATCATGGGAACAAGACGGCCAGAAACGCTACGCCACGGAGATTGTCGCGCGTGACCTGCAAATGTTGGATAAATCCGGCAACGACAATGGACAACCGAACTTGACCGTTGCCAGACCCCCGGTAAGCGACGACGACCTACCGTTTTAACCCCACGCCGGCCTAACGTTTGACAAGCGCACCGGGATCGTCCCAACGCGTTTTGGGGAGGCGTTAGGCCGGCTACTAATACGCATAACAGGGTGTGAAGAATGCAGATAAGACAAGTTGAGCAAAAGCATCAGATACGCGTAGAACCAATGCAGTGGGAAGGAAAACCTCGCATCGACGTTCGTTTATGGGTATACGCTGAAGAAAAAAACGAGATGATTCCAACAAAGCGTGGATTGACTGTCAGGTTAGACCAGCTGGATGAAATCATGGACAAATTGACGAAAGCACGCCAGGTGTTACTAAAAAACAAATGCACATAGGCAACGGATTTCTACGACAAACAGCTATGGTTTTCACACTAAAAACAACCATACCAACACTAAACCAGTATTCGGCTCATGAGCGCACGCACCGTCATCGAGCAGCTGCGGTGAAACGTAACACCGAGACATCGCTTGCCATCGAGATGCGCGCACAGCACTCCACCCCCATCACGGACTACCCTGTCAACATCTCTTATCACTGGTATGTCCGAAACCGCCGCACAGACAAGAGCAACATAGCCTTCGGGCAAAAGTTTGTGGAAGATGCGCTGCAAAAATCCGGCATACTTCGCAACGATGGATGGTCAGAAATCGAATCATTCAGCCACTCGTTTTCTGTAGACAAAAACGATCCACGATTAGAAATCAAACTGACGAAAGCAACGGGATGAAAACATACAGCACACAAGCAGACCTAAGAGCCGCACTAAAGGCCATGCCGATTAATCAGCTGGTAGCACGCTGCGTCTATTACCAACTAATAAATGGTGTCACCTACAAACCAAACACGCGCAAAAGAAAGGGATCTGCGGATAATGTCATTAGCGTTAGCATACCCGGACACGACGAAGGAATCGGAATCACAGGACAACTATTTGACTCTGCCCGTAAAAAAGCTGTGGCCCGAACTCAGCTTGAGCGAAAGCGAGACAAGTCTCGCGCGGATACACTCCGCAGCATCGAGTATAACGCCCGAAGATACCGAGTTGCAACACCCGTTACTGTCGCTGTACTCCGGGTTGCAGATGCTATCAACGGGGAAATTGTCGTTGACGGAACAGCAGTTGAACGCGAGTTGGCAACTATTGATGCAGTTAGCGGAAGAAGAGATAGCACGCCTGAATCAAGAACGGAAAGAGCGTGAGGCACGGAAACGATACAAGCCAGCCGCCGGCGTAGAGATCACGCTCCGCTTGCCGCCACCAGTTGAACTGATTGATACATCACGCGGCCTATATAAGGAACTCATTGGTGCAGGGTATACCTACAATTTTGACCGGCAGCTGTGGCGCGCATGGGCCACTGACCGATCATGCCAGGTCAAAGAATCGCTCAAATACCAACAGCAAAAACTACTCTAATGAACAAAACCGCCCCACCACTGCCGATTGACGAAGAACGGCTGCTGTTAAAACGGTTCCAAGAAACGAACGATGAGCGTGCAATAGAAAAGGTAATCGCCGCCAATACGCCCTTAGTCATAAAGATCGTGCATGAGATGTGTAGCAAGAACCATGACGACTACATTGCAGCCGGCAGAATCGGACTGTTTCACGCTGCGCGGCGTTTTGACCTGTCGTTAGATATTCGGTTTGTCAATTACGCCCATCACTGGATTCGTAAGGAGATCCGCGACCTGCTACATGATCAACGCATCAAAATCCCGGCTACCATTCAGCATGACTATGCACGCGCCTATAACACAATGGGTCGCTGCGGTGATCCTACTCCACCAGAAGACTACACCGAAGAATACAAACGTGCCTGGACTATACACGCCATGCGCCACGCTACACTGCATTTAGGTGATAAAAAGGATGACGAACCTGAATGTGATATACCTGACCAACAGCCAAACGCGTTAGACAAACTCTGCGCGCTGAACAGAGAGGACGTTTTGCAGCATTTAGCTGACAACCTCGATCCGCGTACCGCCGATTGCATCGCGCGGTATTTCAACATTGTCCATAACGAGGAAAAATGCACTATGCAAACTCTTGCTGACGAACACGGAGTATCACGCGAGGCAATAAATCAGTGGATTAAAAAAGGCTTAACCAAACTCAAGTTTTCCATGCGCCATAACAATCGAATTAATGAACATATCTAAGACCCCTACTGTGCAATTTATAAAAGAAAAAATGGCGCACATAAATGAATTGGAGCATCGCCTAAGAGAGTCCGGCAACAACAACAGACAGCTTAAGTATGAGTTAAAAATAATGACCGCAGAACGAAACCATTGGAAGGAGCGCGCGCTGCGCGCAGAGCAGATATGATCGGAACGACCATCACACTGAACGATGCCGAACAGCGGTTAGCGCGGTATGTAGCACGCGCCAGACAAGAGCATGACAACCAATCCGAACACATCACAGAACGCAAAATCGGCCCACAATCCCAATTTGAAACCAACCTAAACGGCATGGGTGCAGAGATTGCCTTTTGCCGGCTTATGAACGTCTACCCCTCGCTTGATGTAGTTGATAACCCAGCCGCAGACCCACAAGGGGATTGTGTTGTGTTAGGTCGCACTGTGGATGTTAAAAATACCCGGTATAAGAATGGCCGGCTATTAGCTGTGCTGTGGAAAGAAAAAAAAGATGTGTATGGACTGATGACCGGCACGTTTCCCACCTATGAATTTCGTGGTCTGGCCGATGGCGATGACCTGCTGTCTGCTGACAACATCGTTGACCTGGGACACGGCCCTACCTACGCACTGGCACAAGAGGCACTGCGATGAAATACGGATCAGTATGCAGCGGCGTAGAGGCCGCCAGTTAAGCGTTTGAGCCATTAGGATGGCAACCGCTTTCACGGCAGATATTTCAAAGGGAGCAAACCAAACGATGGACGATGCAGAAAAAAAAGCGTTAAAGGCCGAAATTAAAGACGAGATTTTTGACGAGTTGAAGGAACGCTTTAGAAAAAATGCCAACGCTAAAGGGAATGCCTACCGTTATGTTGCCAAGCAAAGAATTGAGGCGTTGAAAGCCGAAGGAGAAGAGAAAAAGCAGATACTAAACTTCCGCATGGAGAAGTCGTATTTGGATGTTCTTGATCGGTGGGCCGAA